TCCGTTGGGAGTTCATATCCAGCGGGGCGGTCATTTCGTTTGGAGTTGCCCCGTTGCGTGACAACATTAGGTCCAGTGCAGCCTCAATGGCGTCGTTGTTGGCGTTAATAGCCTGTACAGCAGTGGTCTCGGACTGAAGGTTTTCTAGGTTAGTCAGGGTAACTTTAGACATCGCCTTTATCCTTCTTGTTGTCTAACTTTGTCTCGATCCGACTCAATGTGCTTTGGATCATATCGAACTTGTCTTTTACATCGTCTTTACGGGCGTATGTATCTGGCAGTCTTTTTAAATCTTCTTTTAGGGCCGTAACTTCACTGTGCATATACTTTATAATCCAACCGCCCAGAAATGCAACAAGTGATAGGACGGCATTAAACATACTGTTGATGTCCATATCAAAGGGCCGTATCTACTACGACAAAGACAGAAGCCATAGCAACTGTAGAGGAGCCACCATCGGTGCGCACTTCAATTACGCCATTGGTGGTAAGTGCATTGGCCCCGGTGGGGAAAGACGAGAAAGCTTGGCCCGCGGCAGAGCCAGTGTGGGTAACTGTAATAGAAGAGCCAACCACAGAGATGCCATTGATTCGGGCGTCTACGATGGAGTTGGCAGTTGTGATGGCCCCGTGCAGGACCACGTGTATAGAGCGGACAACCCCTGAGATGGGGGTCAACATAAACACGGACTGGGCGTTCGAGATGTCTGTAAAGTGGTGGCTAAGAACAATCCGGTTAGCGGCCCGGTCGATTGCCAAGAGATTAGACCACGCGCCGGAACCTACCCCGTCTGCTACGTAGACTGTGCCAGCACCTGCTGTGGCAGCACCTTTGGGTTCGTGGAGCTGGGCCCCGGTGAGGTTACGGTGTTCAATGGTCATCTTTGTCTCTACTTCTTCTTACGGGCGGAAGCGTCTAGGCGCATTGCAAGTCTGTTCAGTTGTCGGGCTTCTTTAAGTTTGGCTCGGGGATAGGGTGCCATGCTTACCGGACTAGTTGTGCGAGAAATTTCGGCAGCTATCTTACGCATATCTTGGGCCCGAGTACGTGGGTTACGTCGATCTTCAATGTTCTTTGATCTTCGCATCTTAGAGTAGTCAACCACCTTAGTATCTCTTTCCGGCGCACTTACCCGCTTTACTGCACTTAGCAGGGGACTTACAGCTCTTACAAGGTTTGAAGGACATAGTTTTCTTAGCGGGCATCTCTGTATCCAAAAAGTGGGAGCCCGCCCAGTCAATCCGTGAGCGGGCTCCGTAGTTCAGTTTAAGTGTTTAGTTCTTAGACTGCGTCAGCCAGAGGATCGATGTACTCGATAATCAGGCGACCACGACCTGCGGTAAACGTACCAGTCGTTGCGATACCGATGAACGCATCAGCAGTACCGACCCCAGCCGTACCAGCAGCAGCAGCTACCAGTGCACCAGCACCAAAGGTTCGCTTACCCGCGGCGTTGACGTTAGCCAAGACACCTTCGGTAGCAGTTACCAGACCAGTAGCTGCAATAGCAGCACCAGCAATGGTGTACGTACCAACGGTAAACGAGGTACCACCAGCAGCCGCATCTTGGGATACGATGGTTGCACGAAGCACCGAAGAGTTAGCAGGTAGATAACCGTCACCTAGGTTGAAGCCATCCTTTGTACCATCGTTGTTCAAGTCGGTAGTGTACGAGACAGTACCAGTTGGAATACGTGACAGGTCAAAGTCGATTTCTAGTTGTTTGATGGCACCAGCAACTTTAAGATCATTGACCTTGTTGGTGGCGTTAGCGGGGTCTCGGAAGTAACCCGCAAACTTTACTGTCAAGCCATCAGCATTTTGCCATTGAGACATTATTTAGTTCTCCTTAATTAAGTGGATTAGCCGACAGCAGCAGGGTTGCTAAGGACGGTAACAAGGTTTTCAGGGCGGAAGATTTTCAGACCATAACGAGCGGTCGTGACGTGCTCTTCGCGTTGGAAGTCCTTGTTGTACTCAGATTCAACCTTAGGCATCTGACGCCATGCACCCACCCAAGGGCGGACATCCGAAGCAGCCGAGAAGAACAGGTTACAAACGGCGTTAGCACCGGAGGCAACCGAACTGATGGTTTCCGACGCACCAGACTGGCTTGCACCACACAGTGGCAAGTAGTTCGAGGTGTAGACATCGAAGCCATAGATGTTCTTGACGAATCGCATACCTTGGCCGATACCGTCGCTGATAATGCCTTCCCAATGTGGGTTGTTCGAAACGTTAACCAAGTTGGTCAGCGTGTTCAAGACATACTCAGTCGAGGGGTCAACAATTGCAATCAGGTTGGTCTGAGGCACGTTAGCCTTCTTCAACGAGAACAGAGCGCGGGCAAAGTCTTCGGGACCTAGAACACGGTTGGAGTTCAGGGTTTGAGAACCGACCCAGCGGTGGGCTGCACCGTTGATGGAGTTGGCGTTACCTGCAACCTGATAACCTGCGGGGTTACCTGTCTTAGGTTGACCCTCCTTCAGGACGTCCAGTTCGAGACGCTCCTTGATGGCTCGGGCTTGCTTAGGAACAAAGCTGGAAACCAACTCGCTCATGTAGAAGCCGTCTTGCTTAGCCTTGTTCGTGATGTACGTGGCCGAGCTCAGGTAGGTGTTGATGTTGAAGTTGAACTCACCGGTGTCCATCGAGCTGTATTGTACTGCTTGATCTTCAACGTAGTCGTTAACTTCCAACTGGCCAATCGTCGGGATGGTCAATTGGTTGCCGTCAGGGAAGTCGCTCATCCAACGGACTAGGCCTTCAGCCATCAGTTCGTCATACAAGACATCTTTAAGTTGGTTGGACCACAGTTCACCGCGGATAAGGGCGTCTGTGTTTGCGCTGTTAAAACCAGCCATTTACTTTTCTCCGTTATTGGTAGAAGGACTCACCTCTTGCAAGGGCGTCGTTCATCATTTGAGTTTGAATTTTGGGCGAATGGTACATACTTGGATTATCTTTGCGTAGTTGCTGATACCATTTGTATGTGTTAGTCTTTACTCCCGTGTTGCCCATAGCTGCCGTATTTACGGTGGAGCTGGAAGATGTTTGTTGGGCTCGGGCCACCTCAGTGATACCCACAGTTTGGAAGAACGCTTTTGGACTTCGGGCTGCTACGTCTTGTAGGAACTCTGCACCAACACCTAGTTCGACTGCTTTTTGCTTCAGGACTTCCTTGGCCTTATCTAGGCTGCCGTAGGTCTGAACCATTGCATCGTTTACTTGGTTGATGTTGTCTAGGCGTTTGCTTTCTTCTGCGGTACGCTTAAGGGTTTCTCGAATACGGGCGTCCAAATCAATTTCTGGAGACGAAGAATCAGGGGTTTTCTGCTCTTGTTGGGCCAGCGGTGCGCCGTTATTTCTGGTTGCAAGTTCCTTTAGCAATCGGGTTTCTTCAACCAATCGGTTCAGGTCCTCACGTAGTTGCTTGGGTTCCTCTTTAAGTTGTTCAATAAACCTGTCGGACTCGATCTTAGCTTTGGCCAAATCTTCTGGTGTCTTAAACTTCTTGCCTTCGCCTACTAGGGTCTCGTACAACGAAGCGGGGGTTTCATTCTGTGCCGTTTGGTCTTCGGCACCTTCTTCAAAAATAGACATTATTTCTCCCGGTCAGGATTCACTTCAAGCAACAGCATTACTTCGCGTAAGGCCCTCACATAGCCATTTTGGTCAGCCTGCTTGTGGGACCAAGAAGGGGAATCATAGTCACTGATCCTTACCTTCTCTGCTTCTTTAACTATATTATACACAATTTCTCGCGCTTTGTCAAGAACTTTTTTACTACCAATTACAGTTTGCTTAAATTGGGACCGCTCCGGCTCCTTGAGGCCCGCCAGCCATTGCGTTTGGATCATTAGGGTTTCCTTGTGGTTGCATCTGTTCCATCACCATTTGTTGGGCTGTCTGCGCCAACTGGGTGGTTTCAAGTTGTTCGGTAACGCGTATGTTGTCTTGTACCAGCTCAAAGCGTTCCATACCCAACAGTTGTTCCATCAGCTTGGCCAACTTCTTACCCGAGATGTGGGCGTTTACTGCTGGGTCTTGTCCCAAGGCGCTGGTGGCAAACTGTGTCAAGTTCTGGATCATGTTGGCGTTACGAGCAAAGTGTCGGGCCCCAACTGGACGAATCTTACCTTTGGCGGTAATGTCTTCCTTGGTGATCTTCATGAACTCAGCCATACCCAACTCTTCGTCAAAGACACGAATCATATCGCTGGCACCCATGTTGCGACGTCCAATCTCCAGCATGGAGTTAAGCACGGGCTCGATGAATACCTTTTCGAAGTAGGTGGTCTTGTTGGTAAAGATACGCTGGGCCCCGTTCTCCAGAATCTGAACCTCGTAGGCGGTCTTCTCGCCGGGCGTACGCTGGCCCATTGCTTGCTTAGGTGCCCCGGCCATCTCCTCCATCTTAGCCTCGTACAGAGCGATCTGTGTGTCAGCGTTAAGCATGGTGGTGTCGGGGCGCATAAACTCTACGTTACCCTCTTCCGAGGCATAGATGCGTTCTCCGGGCCCGTATTCGAAGTCTTCAACGTATCCGGTAATCTTCATTACTGGGTGTACGATCAAGTCAAAGGCGTCGGCTTTAGCGTTCTCAAGGTGGTCGATGCGATATTGCATACCCACTAAGTTGTCCAGAGGGCCCATTGCGTACAGGTTATCGGGACGTAGACGCCACCCTACATGGAAGATAGGTGGTTGGCCCAGCCAAGAGGGATGACTTGCTTCACGGGCCACGTAGGAGCGGTCCACAATGGTCACAACTTGGTTGCGCTTGAGTTCCTGTGTGTCTGGGTCGTAGATGTCCCCGTAGAAGTCGAGGATTTCTACCATATCCGATTGGAAGTAGTTCAACCACGAGTCAAAGCCATCCATCTGGAACCCAGAGTTCTTGGCCACATCACCTTGGGAGATACCAGACATCTTGTGACGTCCCTCGACAACCCGATCTAAGATGTCTTGGGCATACCCCATGTCTGGGTTGTCCATCATGTCTGCCTTGAGGGACCCGAGGGTCTTAAGGGACCGGATAATCTTTGGGGTGTCCGCCCACGTCGCTGCGGTTGGATTAAAGACAATATCAAGAGGCGAGATGCGACGTAGTTTGGGGCCCGTAAAGCCTGCAATGGGCTCCCCAGTTATGGGGTCCTCGGCAAACTGCACAATGAAGTCCACCACACCGAAGCAGTTGCCGTAGTCAATAAAGTCAAGGACAATACGGCTTACCTCTGTCTCGAAGTCCCCGAGGCGCATCTTATTGGTCAGATATGCTTCAATGGCCTGACGTTTGGGGCCCGTTTCGGAGTCCTCGTCGTCACCTTCCCAGATAATGGGTCGGTCAGTCGGGAACAGAGCCGCCATGTAGTTGGCGTGTAGGTTGTCCCTAATCTGGCACAGCTTAGGGATGTGCACCGAGTTCTTCCACGGCAGGGCCTCGTTAGTGGTGCCCCGCGTATCCGTGGCAAAGATGTAGTCCCGAATCTCTTTCTTTTCCTCGAGCCAGTTGTTACGCATATCCTCCCACTCTTGGTATTGGTTAGCGATTTGATAGGCTAGAGCATCTGGGCGAATTACGTCAGTTAGATCGAATGTTTGTCTTGGCATATTAGAACCTTACTCCGCCGAAGCGTCTGTCGTAAATGATGTTACCTTGGTTCCGTTGTCGGGCAAGGTTCCCGGTTGGGGGTATGCTGATTTCAATTGCAGTAGCTAGTGCGTCCATGACGTCATCGTGGGCCGGGTTGTGGGCAATCAGTTCGTCCTCCAAGATTTGGCAGTTACCACCTAAGTAGTGCCACACGCTTTGGTTGTCATACTTGGGCTCTAGGATGGCGCTCAGGCGTTCTTCCTTGGACCCTTGGTGGCGTGTCGGCTTTACTTCGATAATAGACAAGAAGAGACCGTTCGGTCGGATATAGGCATCCTTGAGCTCGTTGACGATGGCCTTCTGAGCCGCTGTCACTTCCGCGGCCAACTTCCTGAAGTCCCACTTGATGTGTAGGTCTAGGATGTGGTTGTAGTACTCCGATACCCGTTCCGACTTGAATCGATCAATATCCAGTACGTAAATCATACCTTCTTTGTCTATTCCGATCACCACAATGGCGGTGTAGTCGGCCCGCTTGCGTAGGGAGTAAGCAAAGTCAACAGAGGCAAACACATTTAGCTTGTTGTTCTTGTAGTACCACGCCCCGCCCTCGTTGGTCAGGAACTTCTTGTCGTAGTATTGGAACTTGTCCCGCCCAATGCGGAGTTCGCCCGGATCGTTGGGGTCGTTGTAGTACTGGGCCCGAAACTGGGTCCTGTCGATGTACTGGGCCCGCTTCTTGGCCAGAATTTGGCGGTCAAAGCCGAACCACTTACCGTCGGACCGCTGTTGACGGGGCCAAAGAAACTCACCAGTACCGTCCCCTGCATCTTCTACTTGACGTTCGAAGATTTCGTAGATTGGCTCGCTACCCACCAGCTCACCTTTTTTGTCGTAGATGTCTTCGTCCATCTTAGCCATGTCAGCATAAAGGTCGTTGGGGTGATAACGGGTACCACACACCCACTCTTCGGCGTCTGCGCCTTCGATAGAAGACAAAAGAGAGTATTGGCGACGCACTTTGTCCCGCCCGTCCTCGGTATACGCGTTCTCGAACACCACGATGTCGTCCAGAACGGCGATGTCACAGTGTAGACCCGTGAGGGAGGTGGTCATACCCCCGGTAAACACTGTAGGGTCCCGTACGGCCTCCTCTTTGCGCTTTGGGTGGTCCACCGAGATTTCGGTATTGGTCCACTTCTCGCGTTTTCCTTCGTCTACGTGGGTCATGTCTGGCCAGTAGCGTCGGTAAATAGAGGTGTCCAGAATGTCCTTGATCATCTTGAGCTGTTTTTCAGCCAAGTTGGAGGTGGCGGACACGTATAGGATGCGGATGTCGGGTCGGCGGGTAATTTCCCACGCAACTCGGAACGCAATCATGCGGCTTTTACCGTGGTCCCGAGGCAGCAACACCATCTGGTGCTTCTTTCGGTCTTGGCGGGTCCACCAGCGGCAAAGTTCGGTGTGCACGGACCCAAGCACCTGTTTGGGGGCAATCAGCCTGATGAACGTTTCTAGGTCGTTCTCGGCAGCTTCCCGGATCAGGTCAATGGCGTCAGTCTCTTGGATTCCTTTTACCGGCGCTTTTAGTTCGCGGGTAGGACCTGTTGGCTTTGCGACTTTGGACTTGCCAGTTGCTCGGCTTGTTGTTGAGCGCGTTGCCGTCTTTGTGGTTGATGTCTTTTCCGTCACCTTTACGTGCCTTCCCGGCTTTGATCATGTGCCGTCTAGCTTTATTGCGGGCAACCCGTTTGGCCACCTGTTCTGGACTCTTTTGGTACTTTGCTTGAGCTCGTTTTTCGGCTTCAGTTGCTCTGGGCATTTAGGCCGTCCTTGTGAATGTGCCGTTTGTTGTAAATGTGTGAATTGTGTTGCCGCCGCTTGTGGTGATGGTTCCGCCTGTTGCTGTCATTGAGCCTGTTGGATAGGCAAAGATAGCAACCCCATTAGCCCCATTGCCCCCATTAAATGCCCCCGGCGTTGAAGCACCGCCTCCGCCACCGCCGCCACCGCCTCGATTTGGGGCGGCATTGATACCCGCGCCCGCGAAACCCGCGCCGCCACTAGAACCGCCCGCAGCACCTGCCAACCAACTAAAACCCGGTTCGTCAGAGCCGTTGCCGCCACCGCCCGCGCCATAGTTTGTCAGTGTTCCTGAAATGGCAGAGTCAATACCAAGGCCACCCGCGCCACTTCTAAGTGGACTGTTTGCGCTACTGCTGCCCACACCGCCCGCGCCGCCACCGCCACCAGCAGGCGCATCAGGAGAATTACCGTTTCCACCCGCAAAACCGCCAGCGGCACCCGCGCCGCCCCAATTTCCGGCCCAAGAGCCAGTGCCTCCACCGTTTGCCGTTGCTATGCCATCAGCAGAAATACCTCCTCGATCATGGCGACCACCACCAGCCCCACCTAACGCAGAAGGAAGGCCTGTTGCAGTTGTGGCGCTGCCGGAACTACCAAAGTTCGCATCATTAAATATATCTGGAACTGGCGTGCCGCCCGCGCCCCCTGTCCCTCTTACGACAGTTATAGATGCGCCAATTTGTATATTTGTAATTCCAGATTGGACCTGACCGCCGCCGCCGCCGCCTCCAAGGGTGCCACCGCCGCCGCCGCCACCACCGACAAGTAGGTAGTTAACAGAAACAGGGCCAGCAACCCCAGCCTTACGGCTAATATTTGTGCTTAGTGCTAGACCTAACATCTTAGTCGTAAATCGCTACCCAGACACCAGTACTTACCCCAACTGACTTACATACTAGGGGCACTACTTGAAGCGCACTGGCACTCACAATGGAAATAGCCACGGTGGAGTTAATAGGTGTGCAAGCCATGTTACCTGCGGAAATGCACATAAGGGCTTTAGGTGGAATCGAAAAGGTTTCTCCAGCCGGGTTCACGATTACAGCGTGCTTACCGTGGGAAACGTTGGGGGATGTATATGGCATCATAGTGGTTGTTTAGCTCCGTTAGTTAACATTTCCACGCCCTTAGGGCCAGTGCTTTTCTTGTTGGTCTGCCTTTGGCGTCTTTCATCGGTCCTTTGACCCCAGACATTCGGGCACAAAAGGACTTCTTACGTCCGGCATCTTTTTTAGTTTTGGGGTTCGGTGCGGGGGGCTTTAGATTGGCCCCCTCTTTACGTTTGAAGTAGGCGCGTCCTGCTGAGTTCAACCCACCCTTTGGGTCTTGGTACTTTTTAGCGGGCACGTCACTTACCCCCGTTAATTACTTTCAGACCACCAATTCGCTCAAGGTCGTCTGTGGTTTGTTGGCTGAGGTCTGCAAGACGTTTAAGTTCCCCCTTGAGCTCTTCCTTAGAGGGTCGTCCACGTCCCGTCTGTTTTTCCCAACCGACTTCAGCAAGGTACTTAGACGCCTGTAGGCTCTGGGTGTCATTACCGGATTCGGCAATGTCTTTAATCTTTTTAATTGCATCTGCTCGGTTCTTCATGTTGAGTTCCCGAACCCACTGGTCAAAGGCATCCTTAAACCAAGTGGACTCAAGAAGTCGTTCAAAGTGTTTGTAGGAGTCTAGGTACTTCAGGGCCCACAGGTACCCGGTGGGGTCCCCTTCGTAGACAAAGGACCTACGGCAATTGATGAGGCCCTCGACGTCGTTGTGAAGGGAGAACTTTACGTCGGACCCCTTTTCGCCGGGGGCCTCTAGGAATAGTGCTGCTGTTTTCATATTATGATGTCACCACGGGTAGTGCTTCTGATACGACACGCCAGTTTGCGTTGTCTCGGATGACGAGGACGCCTGTCCCGGAACCTGCCCCCTCTCCAGTCTTCCGCCCGTTGGTTGCAAAGGCTATCTGACCTTCAACAACGTTGGTGGGAAGGTTGGCTACTGTGTAAGAGCTGATACCGAGCGGGGCGTTTTGAGCCGAGAACTCATTGTCAGCAGAATTTAAGAAACCAAACACTTTGGTTGCTGCGTTTGCACTGATACCCGTGTTTGAAAAACCACCAAAAATAACAATTGATGGTGATGATGATGACACAAGGATTGAGTTTAGCGTTATTCCGCTAAAGTGGTTTGGTCCAACAAATATGTTAGATGCACCGGGTTGAATAGACAACGCCCTTTCTATCCGATTATTACCCACCCAACGGTTATCGGTAACAGTAATACCTGTGCTTAAACCGCCAATCAACACGCTTTCAGTTTGATTGCCAGTCCCAGCAGCAGAAACCCGATGAAACAAGTTTCCAGAAATGATACCCTCACTTGCCCCCATGTTTATTGACATTCTAGAGGAGCCGGTATTGTAGAATGAGTTGCCCGTAATTGACCACCCCCTAGGCCCACCATCAAAGTAAAGTAGGTTTCCGGGACCCTCCAAAGTGTTTCCTGTGACGGTAATCCCAATGGGTGTTGCAGAAGCATCCCCTGCCACAACAATCCCAGCAAACGACGGGTTGGTGGTTGTAATATTTTCGATTGCGTTACCCGTGATGGTGATTAAATCGCAACTATCTGGGTTGAGAGGATTTGTGTTGAGCGCAATGCCTGCCCCATAAGGTGAACGGATGATATTGCCAGATGTAACACCAGCTCGATCAAACATTTCAATGGCATAAGAAGTTGATCCTATAATTAGGTTATTGGATACAACATTACCTTTACCCGTACAAGAAAGACCAAAATCACCCGCTAAACTCATATCCACAGTATTGTTAGATATGATCCCGTTGTTGCTATCAGTCCAAAACTCAATACCCAGCTGGTCATTAGCATGTTCAACGGTTTGCGTTATGCTATTGTTTGTACACTTCCAGCCACCGACCAGTGACCTGATACCGATACCAGCGGACGCTGTAATACTGCCACCACCACCTTGAATACCAAAGTTTATAATAGTGTTACCGTCTACGATGCCATCAGCAGGGCTTCCCAAGATTGTTGTGGGACTTAGGAAGCAGAAGATAGCGAAGTCGCCAACATTTTCAAAAAAGTTATTTAGACACTTAAATCGATGAGCTGGTCCAACAGAACGAACGCCCATTGATTGACAGTTTACGAATTTCATCCCTTCAATGGTCACATCTGTGGCAAAGTTTAAGAACTCAGATGCGTTGTAGAAATATGCTAGGTTTGCACTGTTACCGTCGATAGTATAACCACGATGAATTGCACCGACTGCGCCGCTGTTAATTGTGATTAGGTTGCCGCTTGCTGTAGCTGAGTGGGTCCATATTGTACGCCAGTCGCCTTGTACAATTTGTCCGGCAGTATTTTGAGTTACCAAACCCGCTACAAATCTTCCAGAAGGTAGGCGCACGTTGAAGCCGGAGTTCAGGGCCCGTTGCAGTGCCGTAGTATTAGCTGAAGCGTCCGATTCATTAGAGGACAGCACCAAGCCAAACCAAGAGGCGTGCACCCACCCATCGTTTATTTGTCTTACCCACCGGCCCGTGGCTGTGGCATCTTCCTTGACCCGCGTGCCGCCGTTGTTGTCGTTAAGGACACTTGTGCTGTCCCAGCGGAAAAAGCCCCCACCGTCCCCGGTGGTGTGGTTAGACAAAAGCTGAATTACGTCTGGGCGTCCCTCGGGCCACGTGGTGCTACGCAAAGTGGCCACGTTGGCAATGGTTGCGATGTTGGCCACCACGTCGATGGTTACCGAACCCGCCACCACGTCTTGCAGGCGAACCGCGTCGGTGAGGTTAATGGGGGCCCCAACGTTGATGATCCGATTGGAGTTCATGTCAAGGGGGGCCAGCATCTGGTTGGGGGTGGAACCGTCCCGACTCA